GGTGGAATATAAATAAATAAATAAAAAAATGGAAAATACAAAATTATGCTATCCTAAAGTTGAAAATTGGTTTATAGTTTGGGATGATACAAGAGAAAATATTTTAGGTTATGGCTCAGTAGAGCCTACTCAATGCATGGAGACTAAGTGGATAGAAGTTGATTTTTATGAGAATGAAGCAGAATGGATTGACGTATTGTTAGATAATGGAATAAATCCTTTTCCTCCAGAGCCTGAAGAAGACGATATTATAGACGAAGAAACTGTAAATTAAAATCACTAACTTTGTTTGTATGAAATCAACTATTACATATTTTTATATTCAGGATAATTCTTGGTTGATTAATATTGAAGTTAATTATAACATAAACAATGTCAAGTAGAATGAGTACAGAGGATTTAAAAATATATGCGCTAAATAGTGTAGCGGTGTTGGTTTCGTTTAGTGAGATAGAAGCAATATTAAAAATAATATTATTACTTGGGTCAATAGTGTATACGGCTCAAAGAATTTATGTGAACTACAAAGATTTTAAAAATAAATGAATTATTTTTCTTCACATGAATTTGACTCACCTGATTTACCAGGAAGTGGTAATTTAATTAATGATAATCTAGTTGAAATGCTCAACGATGCTAGAGAAATATTTGGAAAGCCTATTGTTATAAATAGTGGATATAGAACTAAAGACCATAACGAAGAGGTTGGTGGTAAAGAAGATTCTTCTCACTTAAAAGGATTAGCTGCAGATATATCTTGCGTTAATTCAATGGATAGGTTTAAGTTGTATGACATTTTAAGAGCAGTTGGTTTTCAAAGAATAGGAGTAGGAAAAACTTTTATTCATGTTGACGTAGATTTTGACAAAGACCAAGATGTATTTTGGGTTTATTAGTATGAAAAAGATATTAGAGTTTTTTGGCACAAAGGTATTTAAACAAGTAGGAGATGTTATTGACAATCTTTTTACTAGTGACGAGGAAAGGATAAAAGCTAAGAATGAAATATTTAAAGTTCTTCAGGAGAAAGAGCTTGAGTTACAGAAGATGCAGACGGATATAATTTTAGCAGAAGCAAAAGGTAATTGGCTTCAAAGAAGTTGGAGACCAATCCTTATGTTATCATTTGGGTTTATTATAATTTATACTAAGTTTATATCTCAGTTATCATCACACTTGGTAACTCCTGAGTTAGAGCCTGAGTTTTGGAATTTACTAGACATAGGTATTGGGGGTTATGTAATAGGAAGAAGTGCTGAAAAAATAGCAGACAAAGTAGCTCCAATATTTAAAAATAAAAAATAAAGGTTATGCCAAAAATAAGCACATATCAAACAGTAACTCCGCAAGGAGATGATACAATTATAATCAGTCAGGCTAATGGCAGTCCTACTGATGCAACTAAAAACATTACAGTAAACAGTCTTACAAGCCTTGTTCAAGAAGATGCAGGTATGCTTTATATTGATACAGAGATTAGTTCAGCACAAATATTAGACTTACACAACACGAATGTAGTTTTAATTCCTGAACCTACTGACGGAAGTATTTTTTATCCAAGCGCAATATTTACAAAGTATATTTTTAATACTACTCCATATACCCAAGCATTATCAGAAACTATACAAATTCGTTCATCTTTATGGTCAAACGGTGTTCGAGGTACAACCTTGCAAAATATTTCTTTTGACTCTAGTGGAGATTATAGAGCCTTAAGTCGGTTATTATCACTTTCAGAACAAGGTGATTTTAGTACTGAGCTTGACGCTCAAGCACCAATAACAGGAGGAGATGGAACACTAAAAATAAGAACATATTACAGTGTAATACCAAGCACTTTTTAAAAAATATCTCAGTAGGTGACTTACCTACACTTTTCTTTTTCATGAAGAATACCTTTGTTTATTCAAGGGTATTTTTTTTTACCTATATTTGTTATAAATTAAATTTAATTAAATGAATGATATTCGTAAGATAGCAGTAGGTCCTGATTATAAAGGTGGAGCTATGCATTATGTTGTAGGTCAGGAAATACTAAAAGGGACTTACAAGATAAATCATATAAGGTATGATGAGTCTAGTGATTCTTTTAAAATATGGATTGAGTCTATGTATAACCAAGAAATTGTGTTATGGAAACGATTTGTAAATATGCCTGTGTCTATCGAATATAATATTAACTTCTAATGAAATCACCTTACTTATTTATTACTAAGCCTTTAAAAAATAAAAGATACAACAACACTAAAGAGATAGGTGGTGTTGACTTTATAACAAACACATCTGAAGAAAACCACAAAGCATCAAATAGAATTGCGGAAGTCATAGCAACTCCTATTGTTTATGATGGTCCTATAAAGCCAGGAGACAAACTATTAGTACATCATAATGTTTTTAAATTCTACAACGATATGCAGGGTAGGCGTAAAAGTGGTAGAAGTTTTTTTATAGATGATTTATTTTTTGTTGAGCCTGACCAATTTTATATGTATCATGATGGTGATAAATGGAATGCTAGTGGGAGGTATTGTTTTACAAGTCCTGTTCCTACAGAAGATTATTACTTGTATAAAAATACAAACGAAGAGCCTTTAGTTGGAGAAATAAAATACAGTAATGATTACTTACGTTCTCAAAATGTAAATCCTGGAGACAAGATTTGCTTTAAGCCTGAAAGTGAATATGAGTTTGAGGTAGATGGAGAAAAACTTTATAGAATGTTTGATCATCAAATAACAATAAAATTATGAATGACCAGCCTAAAAGAAAAAAACGACCAAGAATAAAATATAATCCAAATCGCAATGGACTCAAAAAGTTTAAAGAAGAATATTATTCAGGCAGGGATGAGAGCCGTAGAGCAATTAATTAAGGTTGCTAAAGAGGATATTATAAAGCCAGACCCTGAAGACGAACTAGCTGCTGATAGATTAAAAAATGCTGCAGCTACAAAAAAACTAGCTATATTTGATGCGTTCGATATATTGACTAGGTTGGAGAATGAAAAAAATTTAATGGAAATCGAAGAACGAGGTCCAAGTAAACTAGATACTAAACAAGGATTTGCAGAAAGAAGGTCTTCATAACTTACATACAGTTTTAAACGACTATATACCTAAAGGTGTTCTTAAAAAAAAGAACAGAAATAGGTCGTGGCAATATGGTTATAATGAACAGTATGATGTTGTTGTGATATCTAAAACAGGACAAGTAGGTGATGTTTACGATATAAATGGATTGAGAATAGGTTTACCTGTATCTCCTGAGTCTCTTCAAAGAGACAAAAACAAATGGCATCGTAAAGATTCTCCTAAAGAGTTATTAAAAATACAATCTATATTTCAATGGAATGAGCAACCAAATACTTTCAAGGCTAGGTGGGTTGATTATATTGAAGATGAGTTTGATAAAAGAGAACAAGGTAATTGGTTTGTAAACAACAACAACCCCACATATATAACTGGCTCTCATTATATGTACCTTCAATGGACAAAAATTGATGTTGGGTATCCAGACTTTAGAGAAGCTAACAGGATTTTTTATATTTTTTGGGAGGCTTGTAAAGCAGACTCTAGATGTTTTGGAATGATATACCTAAAGATTAGGCGTTCAGGTTTTTCATATATGGCTTCTGAAGAGTGTGCAAATGTGGCAACAATATCTAAAAATTCTCGTATAGGTATTTTATCTAAGTCAGGTTCTGATGCAAAAAAAATGTTTACAGATAAGGTTGTTCCTATTGTAAGAAATTACCCTTTCTTTTTTAAACCTGTTCAAGATGGTATGGATAAACCTAAAACAGAATTAGCGTTTAGAATTCCTGCGTCTAAGATTACTAAAAAAAATATGCACAATGTAGATAATGAAGAGATGGAGGGTTTGGATACTACTATTGACTGGAAAAATACTGACGACAACTCTTATGATGGTGAAAAGTTACTTTTACTAGCGCATGATGAAAGTGGTAAATGGCTTAAACCAAACAATATATTAAATAATTATCGTGTTACCAAAACTTGTTTGCGATTGGGTAGAAGAATTATTGGTAAATGTATGATGGGTTCAACATCAAATGCATTAAATAAAGGAGGTGAAGAGTTTAAAAAACTTTATTATGATTCTAATCCTATAAACAAAAGTGCTAATGGTCAAACTAAAAGTGGGTTATATTCACTTTTCATCCCAATGGAATGGAACTTTGAAGGTTATATTGATGAGTATGGTATGCCTATGGATGATGTTATTGATTACTGGAACAATGAAGTTCAAAGTTTAAAGAATGATGCTGATGCATTAAATGAATTTTATAGACAGTTTCCAAGAACAGAGTCTCATGCGTTTAGAGATGAAAGTAAGCAGTCTTTGTTTAACCTTACACGCATATATCAGCAAATTGATTATAATGATTCTTTAATAAAAGAACATCATGTTACTAGAGGGTCTTTTTCTTGGAAGAATGGAATAAAAGATACAGAGGTAATATGGACTCCAAACACAAGGGGTAGATTTTTAGTCAGTTGGATTCCAAAAAAAAATATGCAGAACAGGTATAGGAAAAATCATCGAGGAGATTTTTTTCCTGCAAACGAACATCTTGGTGCTTTTGGTTGTGATAGCTATGATATATCTGGAACAGTAGGAGGCGGTGCCTCTAATGGTGCTTTGCATGGAATCACAAAGTTTAATATGGATGATGCTCCTAGTAATCAGTTTTTTTTAGAGTATGTAGCTAGACCTCAAACTGCAGAGATATTTTTCGAAGAAGTATTGATGGCTTGTGTATTTTATGGTATGCCTATATTGGTAGAAAATAATAAACCTCGTTTACTATATCATTTTAAAAATAGAGGTTATAGAGGCTTTAGTATTAACCGACCAGACAAACTTAAACACAAGCTTTCTAAGACAGAAAAAGAACTTGGGGGTATACCTAACTCTAGTGAGGCGGTAAAACAAGCTCACGCAGCAGCTATTGAGTCTCATATTGAGTCTCACGTTGGTTTAATAGGTGCTGATGAAATGGGTTATATGCCTTTTAGCAGAACCTTAGAAGATTGGGCAAAGTTTGATATAAGTAACAGAACTAAGTTTGATGCTTCTATTAGCTCAGGTTTAGCTATAATGGCTTGTCAAAGACACTTATACCAGCCTGTAAAAAAACAATCAAATATTATTGTTAACTTTGCTAGATACAACAATAAAGGAAGTCGTAGTGAAATAATTAGATAAATGAAAGACGTAAAAATAAATGTTTCTTCTGTTGGGTTTCCAAGTCAGTTTGTTTCTGATAGCGAAAAAGCTTCAGATGAATTTGGATTACAAATAGGTCAAGCTATTCAATATGAGTGGTTTAAGAAAGACGGAAATCAATGTAGATACTACAATCAATGGAGAGATTTCTACAGACTACGCCTTTACGCTAGAGGTGAACAATCGGTTGCTAAATATAAAAATGAACTTGCAGTTGATGGTGATTTAAGTTACTTAAACTTAGATTGGACGCCTGTTCCAATTATACCAAAGTTTGTTGATGTTGTTGTTAATGGAATGAACGATAGACTATTTGATGTTAAGGTGTATGCGGAAGATGCTATGTCTCAATCTAAAAGAAGTAAGTATCAAGATATAATACAAGGTCAAGCAGCGGCAAAAGATATTTTAGAAATTGTTCAAAAAGAAACAGGAGCTGACCCTTTCATAATGAACCCTGATGACCTTCCTCAAACTGATGAGGAATTAAATCTTTATATGCAACTTAAATATAAGCCAGCTATAGAGATTGCAGAGGAAGAAGCCATAAACACAATTTTTGCAGAGAATCATTATAACGATGTTAGAAAAAGAGTTGACTACGATTTAACAGTTTTAGGTATTGGTTGCACAAAGCATGAGTTTTTACCAGGAGCAGGAGTTGAACTTAAATATGTAGACCCTGCAAATATTGTTTATAGTTACACAGAAGACCCTCACTTTAAAGATTGTTTTTATTGGGGAGAAATTAAAACTCTTCCAATTACTGAGTTGATGAAGATTGACCAATCTTTAACTACAAGCGACTTAGAGGAAATATCAAAGTACTCTCAGAGTTGGTATGATTATTATAACGTAGCTCAGTTTTATGAGAATGATATCTTTTACAGAGATACTGTTACTTTAATGTATTTTAATTATAAGACCACTAAGAAGGTAGTTTATAAGAAAAAGATATTAGAAAATGGTGGTACAAAAATTATAGAAAAAGATGACCAATTCAATCCTCCTTTAGAAATGATGGAAGAAGGAAGGTTTGAGAAAATAGAAAAAACTATAGATGTTTGGTATGATGGTATTATGGTTATGGGTACTAATATATTACTCAAGTGGGAGCTTGCTGAAAATATGGTTAGACCTAAATCATCTCAACAACACGCACTACCAAACTATGTAGCAGTAGCACCAAGAATGTATAAAGGGGTTATTGAATCATTAACTAGAAGAATGATTCCTTTTGCTGACTTAATACAAATTACACATTTAAAACTACAACAAGTTATTTCAAGGGTTGTACCTGATGGTGTATATATTGATGCCGATGGATTAAATGAAGTAGACTTAGGAACAGGTAATGCTTATAATCCTGAAGATGCCTTAAGATTGTATTTCCAAACAGGTTCTGTTATTGGTAGAAGTTACACTCAGGATGGAGACTATAATCAAGGTAAGATTCCAATAAAAGAATTACAATCAAGTTCTGGCGCAAGTAAAACACAAATGCTTATTGCTAATTATAATCATTATTTAGGAATGATTAGACAGGTAACAGGATTAAATGAAGCAAGAGATGCATCATCTCCTGATCCTAACTCTTTAGTAGGATTACAAAAACTAGCAGCATTAAATTCAAATGTAGCTACTAGACACATACTAGATGGTTCACTTTATATTTATAGAACACTAGCAGAAGCTATAACTTACAGGGTAGCAGATATACTTCAGTATGCAGATTTTAAAGATGACTTTATAAATTCAATTGGTAAATACAATATTAGTATTCTTGAAGATATTAAAGATTTGTACATTTATGACTTTGGTATATTTATTGAAATTGCTCCAGACGAAGAGCAAAAAGCTCAGTTAGAAGCTAATATACAAATGGCTTTATCTAAGGGAGATATAAACTTAGAGGATGCTATTGATATACGAGAAATAAAAAACATTAAACTTGCTAACCAATTACTAAAAGTAAAACGTAAAGCATTACAGGAGCAGCAGCAACAACAAGCTATGCAGCAACAAGCTATGCAAGCTCAACAAGCATTAAAATCACAAGAAATGCAAGCTCAGGTTGAAATGCAAAAACAACAAGCAGAAATGCAGGGTAAGATGCAGTTGAAACAAGCTGAGATAGCTTTTGAAATTGAGAAACAAAATAACGAGGCTATGCTTAAAAGTAAGTTAATGCAAGAAGAATTTAATTACAACTTACAGTTAAGAGGCATGGAGTCTAATTCTTTATCTCAAAGAGAATCTCAGAGAGAAAATGCTAAAGCCAAAAGAATAAGTCAAGCAAATACAGAACAATCAAAATTAATTGAACAAAGAAAAAACAATTTACCACCAGTAAACTTTGAATCTAATGAAGATAGTTTAGATGGATTTGACTTAGCTGAATTCAACCCTAGATAGGTTCAAAAATGGTATTGAAATTTTACTATCTTTGTAATAATCAAATTTAATCATATGGAAATCAAAGTAAAAGAAGTAACATTAGGTGAAGAAAAATCAGTTCAACAAGTAGAACAAGAGCTTTTAGATAAGCACGAAGAAAAACTTAATGATGACCAGCCAAAAGCTGAAGAGCCAAAAGCTGAAGAACCAAAAGCTGAAGAACCAAAAGCTATTGAGTTAAATGATGAAAATGTTCTTTCATATATTGGTAAAAGATATAATAAAAAAATTAGTTCATTTGATGAATTAATGAGTGAGCGAGAAACACAGGAAGAATTACCTGCTGATGTTGCTGCTTACTTTAAATATAAAAAAGATACAGGTAGAGGAATTGAGGATTTTGTACAGTTACAAAAAGACTACGATGAATCTAATCCTGATTCTTTACTTAGGGATTATTTACGTGCTACTGAAGATGGTCTTGATGAAGAGGATATTGAAACCTTAATGGATGATTATTCTTTTGATGAAGAGCTAGATGAAGAGGCAGATGTAAAAAAAATTAAGTTAAAGAAGAAAAAAGCTATTGCTAAGGCAAAAGATTACTTCAAAGGAATGCAAGAGAAATACAAGCAGCCACTTGAGTCAAGGGGAACGCAAGATTCAAATGTATCCAACGAAGAAATGGAAGGTTATAAGCAATACATCGCAGAAGCAAAGTCTTATGAAGAAAAGACTGCTAGACAGAAAGAGTTGTATGACTCTAAGACGTTAGAGGTATTTACACCTGAATTCAAAGGTTTTGAATTTAATGTAGGTGAAGAAACAATAACGTTTTCTCCAGGCAGTTTAGAAGATTTAAAGAAGAGCGCATTAAATCCAGGTAGTTGGGCATCCAAGTATTTAGATGATGATGGTCTTTTAGAAGACTCTAAAGGTTTTCATAGGAGTGTAGCGATTGCACAGAATCCTGAAAAGTTTGCTAAGTTCTTTTATGAGCAAGGTAAAGCTAATGCCACAGAAGATGTGATGCGTAAGACAAAAAATATTAATATGTCAGAGCGAAGAACACCTGAAGTGACTACTAAGGGAGGAACACAATTCAAGTCTATAAGCAGCAGTAGCAGTAGAGGACTTAAAATAAGAAGTATTAAAAATAAAAATTAATTTAAAAAATAAAAATTATGGCACTAGACGGTTCAGTCCAAACAACGCCAGGCTTTGATTTGCAACCAAGTTCGCATCAAACACCTTTGGCATCAAATTACATTACTGATTTCAACTTTTTGAATCAGTACTTACCAGACACTTACGAAAAAGAATTCGAGCGTTATGGTAACAGAACAATCTCCTCATTCATTAGAATGGTAGGAGCAGAAATGCCTTCTAACTCAGACCTTATCAAATGGGCAGAGCAAGGAAGATTACACACGAAGTATGTTGATTGTGGTACTGCAGCAGTAGTAGCAGGTGGAGAAGCAGTTTTCCAAGTAAATGACGTACTTAACCCAGCAGGTTCAACTGTACAACCAGGTTCTGGTGCAACAGTTCAAATTGCAATTAGAGTTGGTCAAACAGTTGTTGTTGTAAACAATGATGGTTCAGGTGAGTTTAAAGCTATTGTTATAGCGGTAGACCTTACAAATGGTCAATTTACTGTTGCATTTTATGATGCTGCAGGATATACAGGTGGTACAGGATTAGGAAATGCTGATGCAAGTATTTTCATTTATGGTTCTGAATTTAAGAAAGGAACAAACGGAATGCAAGGTTCATTAGAATCTGATGATTTCATTTTTGAGAACACTCCAATCATCATCAAAGATAAGTATGCAGTATCAGGTTCTGATATGGCTCAAATCGGATGGATTGAGGTTACTACTGAAAACGGAGCTTCAGGTTACTTATGGTACTTAAAGTCTGAGCATGAAACTCGTTTACGTTACGATGACTATTTAGAAACGGCTATGATTGAAGCAGTACCTGCAGAAGCTGGTTCTGGTGTGAAAGCACAAACTACTTCTGACCAAGTAGGAGACAAGGGTTCTGAAGGTGTATTCTATGTAGTACAACAAAGAGGAAATGTATGGGCAGGAGGAAATCCTGACTCTTTAGCTGACTTTGACGCTATCATTTCACGTTTAGATAAGCAAGGTTCTATCGAAGAAAATGTAATTTTCTTAAACAGAGACTTTGGATTTGACATCGATGATATGTTAGCAGCTCAAAACTCTTATGGAGCAGGTGGAACATCTTATGGTCTTTTTGACAATGACAAAGACATGGCATTGAATTTAGGATTTACAGGATTCCGTAGAGGATATGATTTTTACAAGACTGACTGGAAGTACTTAAACGACCCAACTATGAGAGGTGGTGTTGATGGTACAGGAAGCATTAACGGATTGTTAGTACCTGCAGGTTCTACAACTGTTTATGACCAAGTTCTTGGTAAAAATGCTAAGAGACCATTCTTACACGTAAGATATAGAGCTTCTGAAACTGAAGACAGACGTTACAAAACTTGGATCACTGGTTCAGCTGGTGGAGCAAGAACATCTGACTTAGATGCAATGGAGGTAAACTTCTTGAGTGAAAGAGCAGTTTGTACTTTAGGTGCGAACAACTTCTTTATCTTCCAAGACTAAGAATACTAACCAAAGAAAAGGGGTCTCTTCAAAGAGACTCCTTTTTATTAATTAAATTAAATTATATCAAATGAAAACTACAATACAAAGAGTAGACAAAGTCTACAAACTAACAAGGAATGCAGCACCTTTATCCTTCATGCTTGCAACAAGACACACAAGAAGATTTCCATTACTTTGGGTAGACCCAGAAACAGGTATAAACAGAGAATTACGTTATGCTAGAAACCAATCATCACCTTTTGTAGATGAGCAGGATGGTAATGCAATTATAGAGCCTGTTGTTTTTGAAGATGGATTTTTAAGAGTTTCTAAAAACAACCAAATTTTACAAAGATTTTTAGATGTACACCCACATAATGGTATTAAGTTTAAGGAGTTAGATAAATCTAAAGATGCTCAAGAAATTGTTGAAAATATAAATGTAGAGCTTGACGCAATGTTAGAAGCTCGTTCTTTATCTATACAACAACTAGAAACTTTAACAAGAGTGTTATTTTCAAAAGACCCATCTAGGATTAGTACAGACGAAATGAAAAGAGATATCTTAGTTTATGCTAAGAGAGAGCCAAGAGAGTTTATGTCTTTAGTAAACGACCCTGTATTAAAACTACAAGCAACTGTACATAAATTGTTTGAGGAAGGTTTTATAAAATATAGAAATAAAAACAAAGAGGTTTGGTTTAATACTAAGACCAATAAAACAAGAATGTGTACAATCCCTTACGGAGAAGACCCAATCTATATAGTGTCCTCTTTTTTCCAAACTGACGATGGAGTAGAGTCGTTAAAAATACTAGAACAACTGCTAGATTAGTAGCAGTAAATTGAAAGGAGGTCTATTTTTAGACCTCTTTTTTTTTTAACTATCTTTGTGTAAATAATAGTTAGGATGATAAACGATATTAGAAATACAGTTTTAGCCGTGTTAAACAAAAACAATTATGGCTACATCTCTCCACAAGATTTTAATCTATATGCACAACAAGCTCAAATGGATTTGTTTGAGGATTATTTTTATGCATATAATTATCAAATAAATAAAGAGAATCAAAGAACATCAGGTACAGGGTATGCAGATATTAAAAAGGGTTATGAAGAGGTTATTGATTTTTTTTCAGTAACAAGTGCATTGACTGCAAACGGAGCAGTAACGGATGGATATTTTCTTCCTTCTGTAGCGACTACAGGTTCTGATTATTACTTAATAAATAAAATATTTATTGGAAGCGTTGAAGCGGAAAGGGTTGAACAGAGTAAGATATTATTACTTAATTCATCTCCATTAACTTCTCCATCTTCTTCTTTTCCAGCTTATACAACACAAGCTCTTACGGCTACGTTATATCCGTCTCCTAAGAGTATTCCTCAGTGTCAGTACATAAGATATCCTAAGCCTCCAAAATGGACTTATGTAGATTTAGGTTCAGGCAGTGAGCCTGTGTTTGACCAAACTCAACCTGACTATCAGGACTTTGAGTTGTTTCCAGACGATGCAACGGATTTAACAATGAAGATATTACAATACGCAGGAGTGTCAATTAGAGAGGCATCAGTTGTTCAATATGCAGGAGCTGCAGAGGCTTCTGAAACTAATAGCGAAAAATAATTATGTCATACCTTAGTCAATACGAATATTATGAGAATGGAGGAAACTCTCCTAGAGATGCCAATTGGGGATCATATCAATATGTTTCATTAAAAGATATAGTTGTAAACTATCAATTAATGTATTCAGGAAACCATTCATTAGTCAATAATGAAGAGCGATACAAAATATTGTTTCATGCTAAAAGAGCAGTTCAGGAATTAAACTATGATGCTTTTAAAGAAGTTAAAGTTTTGCAGCTAACTGTTTCAGAAGAACTTAGATTTATTTTACCTTCTGATTACGTGAATTGGGTTAGAATATCTTACTACAAAGATGGTGTTATTAGACCAATGGTAGAAAACATTCAAGTAAATTCAGCTAAGGCTTATCTTCAAGCTAATGATGCAAGGATACTTTTTGATGATGAAGGAAAGGCACTTCAACCAGAAGAATCACCATTAGATTTTGCACGTATTAAAGGTCAAAAGCCAAGTATTTACTTAAACAGTTTAAGTCCGTACAATGGTTTGTTGGGTTACGAATACGAAGGATGCTGGTACTTTGACTTTGCGGTTGGTGCAAGATTTGGTTTGAATACAGAAACTGCAAATACAAACCCTACTTTTAAGATTGATAAAAAAGCAGGAGTAATAAACTTTGATTCCACTATGGCAAATGAAAGTTGTATACTAGAATACATATCCGATGGAATGGAAGGTGGAGATGATACTCAGGTAACTGTAAACAAGTTGTTTGAAGATTATGTTTATGCTTATATTAGTTATCAAATATTAAATGGCAAATTAGGTGTTCAAGAGTATGTTGTTAATCGAGCTAGAAAAGCTAAATCAGCACTTCTAAGGAACGCAAAAATAAGATTAAGCAATATACATCCAGGAAGGTTATTAATGAATCTGAGAGGGAAAGACAAGTGGATAAAATAATATGGCTACAGTTCAAAGAAATTTTATAGCAGGTAAAATGAATAAGTCTCTTGACGAACGATTAGTTCCTCAAGGACAATATATTGATGCGGTAAATGTTAGATTAGGTTCGTCTGAGTCAACTGAAATAGGTGCGGTAGAAAACTCAAAAGGTAACACTCAGCTAACTTCACTGTCTTACTTAGGTGTATCTTTAAGTAATCAAGCAAAATGTATTGGAGCTTATGAAGATGGAGCAAATGAAACTTTATACTGGTTTATTACAGACCCTGGATTTGGAGTAACTAGTCCAACAGGAATACTAGACTTAATAGTTTCTTTTAATACAGTTACAAATAACTTAGTGTATCACGTTTTAAGTGTATCTAAGGGAGGTATTAATCCATCAGAAACAGTTTTAAATTTTAATGACACATATCTTATAACAGGTGTTAATTTAGTAGATGGATTGTTATTTTGGACAGACAACTACAATGCTCCTAGATTTATTAACACAACTAGAACTTACAGTGAGCCAAGTGGTACACCTCTTGTTGATGGGAATGGAGACGCTTCTCTTTTAGAGGAGTCTTTATTGGTTATAAAAAAACCTCCACATACTGCTCCTACAATTGAAATGACCACAACAAGTGGAGGTGATGAAAATTTTTTAGAAGAAAGATTTATTTCGTTTGCCTATAGGTACGAATACCAAGATGATGAATACTCAGCAACTTCACAGTTTTCAGATGCAGCATTCTTTAGTAACCCTTTTGATTTTAGCGGAGAGTCTTACTTAAATGAAGGTGCTACAAATAAGTTTAACACCGCTATAGTAACGTATAACTCAGGAGGTCCTCTAGTGACCGCAATCGATTTATTATTTAAAGATAGTGAAGGGACAGTTATTAAGGTAATAGAAAAATTAAAAAAATCAGAGCTAGGTCTTGCCGACAATACTAATTATACTTTTACTTTTAGAAATAGCAAAATATTTACAATACTACCAGAGTCAGAATTATTGAGGCTATATGACAATGTTCCGTTATTAGCTCAATCTCAGACATTAATGGGTAATAGATTGATGTATGGTAATTATATTGAGAATTACAACCTAGTAGATAAAAACAATGTTCCAGTTAAGTTTGAGTTTAGCACAGAACTTATATCTGAACTTATAGGATTTGAGCCTGTTGAAGACACAACAGATAGTGTAAACTTTAACTTTGGCTCATCTATTAATGTAGCTGATGCTCAGTTAGTTATAGACCTAGAAGGCTTTG